ATGCTGGAACAAATGGGCATTGCCGCGAAGCAAGCCTCGTATAAATTAGCGCAACTCTCCAGCCGCGAAAAAAATCGTGTGCTGGAAAAAATCGCCGATGAACTGGAAGCACAAAGCGAAAGTATCCTCAACGCTAACGCGCAGGATGTTGCAGACGCGCGTGCCAATGGCCTTAGCGAAGCGATGCTTGACCGTCTGGCACTGACGCCCGCACGGCTGAAAGACATTGCCGACGATGTGCGCCAGGTGTGCAATCTCGCCGATCCGGTAGGGCAGGTAATCGATGGCGGCGTACTGGACAGCGGCCTGCGTCTTGAGCGTCGTCGCGTACCGCTGGGGGTGATTGGCGTGATTTATGAAGCGCGCCCGAACGTGACGGTTGATGTTGCTTCCCTGTGCCTGAAAACCGGTAACGCGGTGATCCTGCGCGGCGGCAAAGAAACCTGTCGCACTAACGCTGCAACGGTAGCGGTGATTCAGGACGCCCTGAAATCCTGCGGCTTACCGGCGGGTGCCGTGCAGGCAATTGATAATCCTGACCGTGCGCTGGTCAGTGAAATGCTGCGTATGGATAAATACATCGACATGCTGATCCCGCGCGGTGGGGCTGGTTTGCATAAACTGTGCCGCGAGCAGTCGACAATCCCGGTGATCACAGGCGGTATAGGCGTATGCCATATTTACGTTGATGAAAGCGCAGAGATCGCTGAAGCATTAAAAGTGATCGTCAACGCGAAAACTCAGCGACCGAGCACATGTAATACGGTAGAAACGTTGCTGGTAAATAAAAACATCGCAGATAGCTTCCTGCCCGCATTAAGCAAACAAATGGCGGAAAGCGGCGTGACGTTACACGCTGATGCAGCCGCGCTGGCGCAGTTGCAGGCAGGCCCCGCGAAGGTGGTGGCTGTTAAAGCCGAAGAGTATGACGATGAGTTTCTGTCATTAGATTTGAACGTCAAAATCGTTAGCGATCTGGATGACGCCATTGCCCATATTCGTGAACACGGCACGCAACACTCCGATGCGATCCTGACCCGCGATATGCGCAACGCCCAGCGTTTTGTTAACGAAGTGGATTCCTCCGCTGTTTACGTTAACGCCTCTACGCGTTTTACCGACGGCGGCCAGTTTGGACTGGGGGCGGAAGTTGCGGTAAGCACACAAAAACTCCACGCGCGCGGCCCAATGGGGCTGGAAGCACTGACCACTTATAAGTGGATCGGCATTGGTGATTACACCATTCGTGCGTAAATAAAACCGGGTGATGCAAAAGTAGCCATTTGATTCACAAGGCCATTGACGCATCGCCCGGTTAGTTTTAACCTTGTCCACCGTGATTCACGTTCGTGAACATGTCCTTTCAGGGCCGATATAGCTCAGTTGGTAGAGCAGCGCATTCGTAATGCGAAGGTCGTAGGTTCGACTCCTATTATCGGCACCATTTAAATCAATAAGTTACACATCATTAGTACCTTCCTTATTTTTTGACTGGGACAAATTTGGGACCGATGGGTTCAGAATCGAGTCTATTTGCCGTGCGTGTTCGGTAAGGTGATTAGGCGCGAGGTGAGCATATCGACGAACCATTTCGATAGACTCCCAGCCACCCATTTCCTGTAACACTGACAACGGGACTCCGGCTTGAACCAGCCAACTTGCCCAGGTGTGTCTCAAGTCGTGAAATCTGAAATCATCAATACCAGCTCGTCTCAGCGCCGCTTTCCAGGCTGTGTTTGCGTCATACCGCATCTTCCTTACTGTTGGCGCTTTCGTTCCGTCTGGTTTGGTACAGCTTTCCTTATACACAAATACCCAACGGTGATGATTCCCTATTTGTTTTTTCAATACGCGACATGCAGTATCATTCAGCGCAACGCCAATTGCGCGGTTTGATTTACTCTCTTCCGGGTTTATCCATGCCACCCGGCGCTGCATGTCTATTTGTTGCCATTCAAGGTTGATGATGTTCGAGCGTCTTAAACCTGTTGCCAGTGCAAATTCAACAACAGACTTTAATGGCTCCGGACATTCATCAATCAGCCTTTGTGCTTCATGAGGCTCCAGCCAGCGGATCCGTTTATTCTTTGGTTGAGGCACTTTAATAATTGGTGCCTTATCCAGCATTTTCCATTCACGCTCTGCGGCTCTTAGCAGGGCCTTTATAAATGAAAGATGCGTTGCCTTCGTTGCAACGGACGCTGGTTTTGGCGTGTATTCTGGAACAGGTTTCCTTTTTTTCTGCATGCTTCTGCCCTGAGTTTCCAGTTTTCCTCATGACGCCGGTTCGTCATTTTCTGAATTGCTGAATAAATTTTTGATTCAGTAATGTCTCTTAGTTGCATTCCTGCGAAATGTTGAAGCCAGAATCCGATCCGGCTTTTGTCATCGTCCAGTGATTTTTTATGTGCTTTCTCTTCAAGCCACCTGACACACGCTTCCTCGAACGTCATATCAGGTATTTCACCAAGTTTGCTGACCCGCCATGCTTCAGCCTTTAGCTTGTCATGGAGCTCTGTTGCCTGCCTTTTGTCCTTTGTTCCAAGAGACTGTTTAAATCTTTTACCGTTCGGCAATGTGAAACTGGCGTACCATATTTCACTTCTGCGGAAGAGTGACATTTTCTTTCCTCTGTTATGCCATCACCCGCGCTCACCTTGATAGTATGCAGCGGAGACTGAAGCGCCGCAATGCAGGCTTGTCGCGTTGTGAGGTAAGGAGATTTTGGTTTAGTGGGGTCTTTGCGTGTTGCCTGTAGGCGGCCTGTTCGTATCCAGTTGGTAGCGGTAGGTCTGGATATCTTGAGAAACTGACAGGCCTCATCGAGTGTGAGGCTGTATGATTCCATGGTTACCTCTGCTTTTTGAACGCATGTCACGTAACTTCTTAATGTGTTCTGCCGTTTCGATCTCTTCTGCTATCCGATCTGCATCAGCTTTATTCACAGGTTCAAAGTCATGATTAAAGCGGAACATGCTGGCGATACATGTTCTGCCTTTTCGGATGTAGTGAACTTTGTTGTGGGTAGAACGCAGGATTTTGCAGGGAGTGCCGTGGTGGTCGACGTACCAGGTGTTAGGAAAAATGATTCTGAACATTTTTACACCTCAGTTGGACGATGTTGAAATTTGCTGCTTTGAGGCCATCACAATCCCCATTGTTTGTTCTTAAGTTCGATCTCCTCCTGGCAACTTGCACAAGTCCGACAACCCTGAACGGCCAGACGTCTTCGTTCATCTATCGGATCGCCACACTCACAACAATGAGTGGCAGATATAGCCTGGTGGTTCAGGCGGTGCATTTTTATTGCTGTGTTGCGCTGTAATTCTTCAATTTCTGATGCTGAATCAATGATGTCTGCCATCTTCCATTAATCCCTAAATTGTTGGTTAATACGCTTGAGGGTGAATGCGAACAATAAAAAAGGAGCCTGTAGCTCCCTGATGATTTTGCTTTTCATGTTCACCGTTCCTTAAAGACGCCGTACAGCATGCTGATATGAGACAATGTTGATTCATTAAGTTGATTCCAGACTTCCTTTGGTAAAAGCTTGTATCAGTCTGTTTGCTGCTGCTTTCTGCGCTGCCACATTGGCAATAACAGATAGTTTTTCCTGGCTGGCTTTCGTGCAGATCCCCGCCCAGTTATCCATCAGAAAAAAATCCTCTCTTTCTGCAGAGCTGGTAGTTGCACATAGTTTTTCGATCATAGAAGTTATTTCTGCGATGGAATGATTAACCATCATCTGTTGAACCGCAAAACCGAAAGCGTTAATCATTACTCCATGGAACTGAATATAATCGCGCTTGTACGTAGCGTGGTGTACACCATGTCGGATTGAGTCAATCTGAGTTAGTGTAATCCATGCCTCCCAGACAGATTCTATATATCCCATTTCAAGTTGTTGATTGCCGTTCCTAGCGAACTTTGACGTTGCATCAGTGAGTGCCTTGAAACTCACCCACATATTACTTTTTAATGGCACTACGTTGTGTTCAAAATCGGTTATATCGGCAAATACAGTATGTTGGGTCAGGAAGGATATCATTCCCTGAGCAATATCATCCCGGCCGTTATACGCCATATTGATGGTCGCTGATGGCTTAGAAACGTTGTTATTTATGTCCGAAAAGAACTGCTGCCGGGTTTTTAGCGGCAGATTCATTGTAAGCATCATGGGAACCATGAGCGTTGATGGGGAACTTCGGCAAAATATCTCAATGCCAGCTGCACGATGTTGACCATCAAAAAGTTTTATTTCGGCGTCGAGGGGAATTCTGGCTATACCAACATTTGTGTTGCCAAACGGTACAAATTCTATATTCGAATCACAGTTACCTACGAGAGGGGGAATGATAAAAGGCTCATTTCTTGAGTCTGCGTTAGTGAGATAATTTAAAAATTTTCGTACTCGATTTGGATTAATTTCTCGCTGAGAGCGGTCCAGTGTATGGCCGTAATTATCTGAAGCGAGGAAACGAGCCAGCGATCTTCCTGGTATGGTAAGGAAGAGTGTAACAGTACCACCCTGTACACCTTGCGATGCCGGAAATTCGAATGAATGATTACCAACCTGACTCATATATCCTCCTGTTTATTATTTATCTTCTCAGCCAGCCGCTGTGCTTTCAGTGGATTTCTGATAACAGAAAGGCCGGGAAATACCCAGCCTCGCTTTGTAATGGAGTAGACGAAAGTGATCGCGCCTACCCGGATATTATCGTGAGGATGCGTCATCGCCATTGCTCCCCAAATACAAAACCAATTTCAGCCAGTGCCTCGTCCATTTTTTCGATGAACTCCGGCACCATCTCGTCAAAACTCGCCATGTACTTTTCATCCCGCTCAACCACGACATAATGCAGTCCTTCACGCTTCATACGCGGGTCATAGTTGGCAAAGTACCAGGCATCTTTTCGTGTCACCCACATGCTGTACTGCACCTGGGCCATGTAAGCCGACTTTATGGCCTCGAAACCACCGAGCCGGAACTTCATGAAATCCCGGGAGGTAAACGGGCATTTCAGCTCAAGGCCATTGCCGTCACTGCATAAACCATCGGGAGAGCAGGCGGTGCGCATACTTTCGTCGCGATAGATGATCGGGGATTCAGTAACATTCACGCCGGAAGTGAATTCAAACAGGGTTCTGGCGTCGTTCTCGTACTGTTTTCCCCAGGCCAGCGCCTTAGCATTAACTTCCGGAGCCACACCGGTGCAAACCTCAGCCAGCAGGGTGTGGAAGTAGGACATTTTCATGTCAGGCCACTTCTTTCCTGAGCGGGGCTTTGCTATCACGTTGTGAACTTCTGAAGCGGTGATGACGCCGAGCCGTAATTTGTGCCATGCATCATCCCCCTGTTCGACAGCTCTCACGTCGATCCCGGTACGCTGCAGGATAATGTCCGGTGTCATGCTTCCACCTTCTGCTCAGTGGCTTTCTGTTTCAGGAATCCAAGAGCTTTTAATGCTTCGGCCTGTGTCAGTTCTGACGATGCGCGAATGTCGCGGCGAAATATCTGGGAACAGAGCGGCAATAAGTCGTCATCCCATGTTTTATCCAGGGCGATCAGCAGAGTGTTAATCTCCTGCATGGTTTCATCGTTAACCGGAGTGATGTCGCGTTCCGGCTGACGTTCTGCAGTGTATGCGGTATTTTCGACAATGCGCTCGGCTTCATCCTTGTCATAGATACCAGCAAATCCGAAGGCCAGGCGGGCACACTGAATCATGGCTTTATGCCGTAACATCCGTTTGGGATGCGACTGCCACGGTCCGGTGATTTCTCTGCCTTCGCGGGTTTTGAATGGTTCGCGGCGGCATTCATCCATCCACTCGGTAACGCAGATCGGATGATTACGGTCCTTGCGGTAAATCCGGCATGTACAGGATTCATTGTCCTGCTCAAAGTCCATGCCATCAAACTGCTGGTTTTCATTGATGATGCGGGACCAGCCATCAACGCCCACCACCGGAACGATGCCGTTCTGCTTATCAGGGAAGGCGTAAATTTCTTTCGTCCACGGATTAAGGCCGTACTGGTTGGCGACGATCAACAATGCGATGAACTGCGCATCGCTGGCATCACCTTTAAATGCCGTCTGGCGAAGAGTGGTGATCAGTTCCTGTGGGTCGACAGAATCCATGCCGACACGTTCAGCCAGCTTCCCTGCCAGCGTTGCGAGTGCTGTACTCATCCGTTTTATACCTCTGAATCAATATCAACCTGGTGGCGGGCAATAGTTTCAACCATGTACCGGATGTGTTCTGCCATGCGTTCCTGAAACTCAACATCGTCATCAAACGCACGGGTAATGGCTTTTTTGCTGGCCCCGTGGCGTTGCAAATGATCGATGCATAGCGATTCAAACAGGTGCTGAGGCAGGCCTTTTTCCATGTCGTCTGCCAGTTCTGCCTCTTTCTCTTCACGGGCGATCTGCTGGTAGTGACGCGCCCAGCTCTGAGCCTCAAGACGATCCTGAATGTAATAAGCGTTCATGGCTGAACTCCTGAAAATGGCTGTGAAAATATCGCCCGCGAAATGCTAGGCTGATTAGGAAAACAGGAAAGGGGATTAGTGATTCAGGCCGTTACCGCGTCCGTCGAGAAAAACTTCCACGAGCAAATCACGGGTATAAGTGCGCTCGATGCCGCGATGCAGATATAGCCGTCCGCGTAAATTAGCTGATGCAGTCCAGGTACCATCTTTGTGTTTGACCAGCATTCCTGGCATGACCGCACCTCGATTAACGGTCTGCGTTCCATAATGTTGATGAACCATAAAAACTCCTGCCCGTAAGCTGGGCTGCTGAACATATAGAGACTTCTGCGCGTATTCAGGCGGTGGATGGCCGCCGGTTGTCATAACTAAGCCGCCTCGTTGAAGCGACTAAGGTATGAAATGTTGAGTTAATTTCAGCTGGTCACACCGACGTTCACGCGTCCGTTTCACCCCTCGCACTCCCCGAAGCCTGCTGAAATTCAAACTGCGGATCTAAGCGGTCATCGCAACGGTGAATCAGGTAGTTGCCGTATCGTTGTGTTGTTGCGATGAACTTATTTAAAACTATAGTTGTTTTATCGTCAACAACAAAAGTTGTTTTATTGGTTGTTTTAGATATAACTGGTTGTATTTAGGATGGATTTATTTTGTGACTTGAATCGCATAGCGATAACTGAAGCGAGGTTATGGTGGTTTTTTTAACGGTGTGTGTGATGAGGGGAGGGCAAAAGAAAACCCGGCACGGTGACCGGGATTCTTACGCCGTTAGGTAAAGATATTATTGCGGTGGCTTAATATTACTACCTAGAGCAAAGATAGGAATTAGTTCTTTACTGAATGAGCACAATGCCCAGTTGATAATTTTTAATTGGTACTACCCATGCTTCCTATATGTCTGCGGCATGCTCCCAATAACCTTACCGAAGATGAACACCCGGTTCATCTCGTCTTTCTCGATCGGGTCCCACGGTGAGTAGCTTTTGTTATCAGAGATGACCAGCAGCTTATCCTTCATCATTTGCAGGCGCTTTACATGGGCTGTGTCGTCGTACAGAAACGCATAGATACCATCACCGTCGAAAGATTTAACTGTGATATCAACGAACAGCAGATCACCTGGTTCGATCGTTCCTGACATGCTGTCACCACGCACGTTAATGATGCGGATATTTTCCGCCTTCCTACCATCGAACATGTGACGAGCATCGTCAAACGAGTACTCAACCGAGCGTAGAACTTCTACAAACTCACGGTTGATGACTCCCGGCCCAGCACTGACTTCTATATCAAGAACGTCAATCTTGAAGTATTTGGAATGGCTGACAGTTGATTGTATTGGTTGCACTGTACTGTCTGACATATTTCCAACGCCAGAAGATAACCATTCTGCGCGCACACCCAAAGCGTTCGCGATCTCCACGATTTTAGTTGTTTGATTAGCTTTCCCTGTTTCGATTTTCTGAATAGCAGCCTGGCTAACCCCGACCAAATCCCCAAGCGCCTTTTGTGTAAGGCCTCGCGCTAATCTGGCTTCTTTAAGTCTTTCTGAGAGTGTTGTTTTCATAGTCCAAATGTACAACCAAGGTTTTATTCCATCAAACGAAAATGGTTGTTGACTAAAAACAACCATAGTTTTAATATTGATTCAAATTAACCACGGAGGTTGTTATGAACCCAGCTATCAAAACAGCGATCAATATCGTTGGTTCACAAAAGAAACTGGGCGCTGCTTGCGAAGTTTCACAGCAGGCCGTCTATAAGTGGCTTCACAACAAAGCAAAGGTATCCCCTGAACATGTCGGCAGCATTGTTACGGCTACTGGTGGAGTAGTGAAGGCATACCAGATTCGCCCGGATCTTCCGAAGTTGTTTCCACACACCGAAAAGAACGCAGCTTAAATTTCCATTTCACGCTCTTTAACAATAAGCAATCAACTTAACAGTCAATTCAAACTAAAGGAGTCAATTATGCAACCACTTACATACCAACAGACTAGCGGATTTAGCCCGACTGCGGTGATAAATCGTTCTCAAACAAAACAGGTGCCAGGCCACGAAAAAATCCGTGATGCCGTCCGCGCCTGGTCGGCTGTAGATAATCAGGATGTCGTTGCCACACTCATTGTGAATGAGTATCGGGAGCAGGGCGGCGGCACCATCGATTTCCCTGATGATGTCAGCCGTGCACGCCAGAAGCTGTTCCGCTTCCTCGATAACAAATTCGATTCTGAAAAATACCGAAATAACGTGCGTGAACTGACCCCGGCAATTCTGGCGGTACTACCGCTGGAATATCGCGGTTACCTGGTTGAGCAGGATAGCTTCATGGCTAGGTTGGCTGAAATGGAAAAGGAACTCAGTGAGGCAAAACAGGCTGTCATTCTCAACGCACCACGCCACCAGAAACTGAAGGAAATTAGTGAAGGTATTGTGTCGATGTTTCGTGTGGACCCGGATCTGGCTGGTCCATTGATGGCGATGGTTACTACCATGCTGGGGGCGATATGACAGGTTCAGAAATGGCGAAAGCCGGTCTGCTGGAACAGAACCGACTTTCAGGTGCAAATCGTAACACACTCATTGCGGGAGGAATTATGGCAAACACTGCTGAGATATTCAATTTTCCAGTGCCGGATGCGGCACAAAAGGAGCCGCGCGTGGCAGATCTCGATGATGGTTATACGCGCATTGCAAATGAGTTGCTGGAAGCTGTGATGCTGGCCGGATTAACACAGCACCAGCTTCTGGTCTTTCTGGCTGTCATGCGCAAAACATATGGCTTTAATAAAAAACTGGATTGGGTTAGCAACGAGCAACTTTCCGAATTAACCGGGATATTGCCGCACAAGTGTTCTGCTGCAAAAAGTGTTCTGGTAAAGCGTGGGATTTTTATTCAGAGCGGGCGGAATACCGGCATTAATAATGTGGTCAGTGAATGGTCAACATTACCCGAATCAGGTAAGAAAAATAAAGTTTACCTGAAAGAGGTAAATTTACCTGAATCAGGTAAAAAAAGTTTACCCAAATCAGGTAAAGGCGTTTACCCGAATCAGGTAAACACAAAAGACAAACTAACAAAAGACAATATAAAACCTTTTTCGTCCGAGAATTCTGGCGAAACCTCTGACCAACCAGAAAACGATCTTCCTGTGGAGAAACCAGATGCTGCAATTCAGAGCGGCAGCAGGTGGGGGACAGCAGAAGACCTGACCGCCGCAGAGTGGATGTTTGACATGGTGAAGACCATCGCGCCATCAGCCAGAAAACCGAATTTTGCAGGGTGGGCTAACGATATCCGCCTGATGCGTGAACGTGACGGACGTAACCATCGCGACATGTGCGTACTGTTCCGCTGGGCATGCCAGGACAACTTCTGGTCCGGTAACGTGCTGAGTCCGGCTAAACTCCGCGACAAGTGGACCCAGCTCGAAATCAACCGTAACAAGCAACAGGCTGGCGTGACAGCCAGAAAACCAAAACTCGACCTGACAAACACCGACTGGATTTACGGGGTGGATTTATGA